TGCGTCTGGCAGAGCCTCAGAGAAAGGAGTAGCCACAGGGCGCGAGAGGACATGATCCGGCAGGACATGCAGCTTGTCGGCACGTACAACGCAATATTTGAGCCGACGATCAAGCAGCTGGCCAAGACGGAGCGCGAACTCTCCCGCGCCGAGAAAGAGTGGAAGAAGCAGGGCGGGCAGCGCATCTGCACGATGGTCAACAAGACCGGCGCGGAGTACACAGCCAAGAGCCCGTACTGGACAGCGGTCGAGGATCTGCGCGCGACGGTGCAGGGCCTGCGCAACCAGCTCGGCCTCACGCCGACGGGCCTCAACAAAGCAAGAGCCAAGAGCGTCCCGATGGGCGGCACGAGCAAGCTCGAGCAGCTGCTTGCCGAGGCGAAAAGCCACGCCGAGCAGAATGCCGCGCAGTACCAGCGCGAGGTAGACGGCTTTGTCGAGGCGACGCTCTCCGGAGAAAACGGGCTCTGCGAGGACGCGGTGCTTGCCTGTAAACGCTACGTGTCAGACTTGGATACGGGAAAATGGGAATTCCGGACGGAGCCTGCCAACGAGATCATCGCCATCATCGAGACGATGATCTGCCACCAGCAGGGCGAGTTCCTGGACGCGACGCCGCTTCGCGGCACACCGTTTCTGCTCCTGCCGTACCACAAGTTCATCGTCTACAACATCATGGGGTTCTACCTCCCGGGCACGAAGATTCGGCGATTCAAAGAGGCCGTGGACTTCATCCCGCGTAAGAACGTCAAGACGACGTTTGCGGCCGCGCTGGCCTTTGCCCTGGCGCTGTACGAAAGAGCTTCTGGCTCGAAGGTCTATGAGGTGGGCGGCGCGCTAAAGCAGGCACTTGAGGGCTTTGACTTTTTGAAGTACAACTGCACGCGCTTGGGCGTGACCGTCAAGGATGAGCCAGAGACGGGCCTGCGGATCATCGACAACAACATGGAGCGGTCGATCTCCGGCGATGTCGGCGACGGCATGATCTCCATCAACGCTCTGGCCGCGAACCCCGACAAGCAGGACTCCTTTAACTGCAACATCGTCATCGCCGACGAAGCGCACACCTATAAGAGCCCGCAGCAGTATCAGATCCTCAAGGACGCGACGAAAGCCTACACCAACAAGCTCGTCATTATCATCTCGTCCAACGGCCCGAACGCCAGGGGCTTTTTACTTGGCCATTTGGAGCTCTGCCGGAAGATCCTCCGCGGCACGGTCACAGGTGACTACGCGGACACGATCTTTTGCTTTTTGTGTTCCGCGCCGACGATGGAAAACGGCGACGTGGATCTCCACGACCCGGCAGTCCTCAAGGCCGCAAGCCCCGGCTGGGGCTACTCCATCCGCCCGCAGGACATGATCAACGACGCAGCCATCGCCGCCGAGAATCCGATGCTACGGCCAGAATATCTCAACAAGAGCCTCAACGTCACGACGAACGCCGTCAAAGCCTGGTTCGACATCCAGGAGTTCCGGCGTTCGGACGAGAAGTACAACTGGACGATTGACGAGCTCGCAAAGCTCCCGATCCGCTGGTACGGCGGCGCTGACCTGTCTAAGATGCACGACCTTACGGCCTGCTGCCTCTTCGGGCACTACAAGGGTGTGGATATCATCATCCCGCACTGCTGGTTCCCGCGGCCAGCTGCCGTGGTCAAAGCGACGCAAGACCAGATACCGCTCTTTGGCTGGCAGGAAGACGGCTGGCTCGACATGACGAACGACAAGGTGACAAACCACTCCGACGTTGTGCGCTGGTTCAAAAAGCGGCGCGCCGAGGGCTTCAAAATCCGCCGCGTAGGCCACGACCCGAAGTTCTGCCGCGAGTATTTCGTGGAAATGCAGAAAGAGCGTTTCCCCATCAAAGCGCAGATCCAGCGGTTCACCCTCAAATCTGAGGGATTCCGGTATTTGGAAAAGAGCGCGAAGCAGGGCACGCTCTATTACCTGCACGCCGAGCCCTATGAGTACTGCGTGCAGAACGTCGCGGGCATTGAAAAGGCCGACGATATGGTGATGTACGAAAAAATAGCTCCAAACCTGCGCATTGACGTCTTTGACTGCTCGGTCTTTGCCGCCTGCGCATATCTGGAGGACCTGACCGCCAGCGCCAAGGGCGCGGGCTGGTATGAAACCCGGGAGGAGACAAGCCCGTGAACGTCGCATACAACATGGACTGCATGGAGTACATGCGCACGCTCCCTGACAAGGCGTTTGACCTCGCCGTTGTCGACCCGCCATATGGGATTGGCATGGATGGCGGCATAATCGGCGGCAGCGTACTCGCAAAAAATGAATCTTACCTTCAGAAAGCATGGGACTCCGCCCCTGCCCCCCCTGAATATTTCGTAGAGCTTAGCCGCATATCCCGCAACCAAATCATATGGGGCGCGAATCATTTTATCAACAATCTCCCCGTCAAAAACTCCCCGTGCTGGCTTGTGTGGGATAAACAAAATGGGTGCAACAATTTTGCGGATTGTGAGCTTGCGTGGACATCGTTTTCTGGCGCAATCCGAAAATTTGAATTCCGCTGGCAAGGGATGCTGCAAGGCAATATGAGAAACAAAGAGTACCGCATCCACCCAACGCAGAAGCCGGTTGCCCTCTATGCTTGGATTTTTGCCAGATACGCAAAGCCGGGCGACAGAATCCTTGATACGCACCTTGGTAGCGGCTCAAGTCGGATTGCGGCATATGACGCGGGGCTTGATTTCGTGGGGTGCGAGCTGGACGCAGACTATTTTGCCGCGGAAGAAGACCGTTTTGAACGATACACAGCGCAGCTGTCGCTGTTTGGAGGTGATGCCACTTGAAAGTAAAAGTGCAGCGCAGATCCGCGCAGGACGACGCGCTGCGAAAATTTGTGATCGGCGCGGTCGACCAGGACACGCTTGGCGTGCCGGGATATTGCAGGCTCGCTGACAGCCCGGACGTGCTGGCCGCGATCGGCGGGCTGGCCGACATCGTATCGAACGCGACCATTCAGCTCATGCAGAATACGCCGGACGGCGACGTGCGCGTGCGGAACGCGCTTTCCCGGTTTATGGATATTTCGCCATGGAGCTTCGGCACGCGCAAGGATTTGATTTCTGCCATCGTCTGGGCGATGCTCACGAGCGCCAGCGGCACAGCCTTCTTCCTCCCGGTCACGCGGGACGGCCTTCTTCGCGATTTAGTCCCCATGCCGGGCGCGCAGGCGGTGAGCCAGGACGAAGGTCAGACGGTATACATCAGCTGGCGCGGCCAGCAGTACGACCCCGAGACCGTGCTCCAGTTCCGGCGCTGGGTCGACCCCGACCACCCGTGGCAGGGGCTCGGGCTCCGGATGAGCCTGCTTGACGTGGTCAACTCGCTCCGGCAGGAGCAGGCGACAAAGAAGGGCTTTATGTCGGACAAATGGAAGCCCAGCGTCATTGTCAAGGTCGACGCACTGGCGGATGAATTTTCCGACCCGGCAGGCCGCCGCCGTCTGATCGACGACTACATCACGGGCTCGAGCGCGGGCGAGCCGTGGATCGTCCCGGCCGACCTCATGGACGTGCAGCAGGTCAAGCCCCTGAGCCTCTCGGATTTGGCCATCAAAGACGGCGTGGAGCTCGACAAAAAGGCCGTGGCCGCGCTCGTCGGCGTCACCCCCTTCATGTTGGGCGTGGGCACGTACTCGGACAGCGAGCACAACCACATGATCAAAACGACCGCCACGACAATCGCAAACATCATTTGCCAGGAATTGACGCGCAAGCTCCTCTACGCGACAGACCTCTATTTTACGATGTCGACGCGCAGGCTCTACAGCTACAGCACAAAGGAGCTTGCGGACGTGGCATCCAACCTCTACGTGCGCGGCCTCATGACCGGCAACGAGGTGCGTGACTGGGTCGGCCTCAGTCCGCGCGAGGGGCTGAACGAGCTCGTCATTTTGGAAAACTACATCCCGCGCGACATGATCGCAGACCAGAAAAAGCTTACACAAGGAGGAGGTGGAGACGGTGGAACAGAATAGACAGCAGCGTCAGGTGCGCTGCATCCCGCAGGCGTTTCAGACGCGCGAGGCCGGGGATGATCTCTACATCGACGGTTATTTTGCGGTATTTAACGAGGAGTATCAGCTATGGGACGACGTGACAGAAATCATCAAGCCCGGCGCATTTACAAACTCAATTTCGGGCGACATCCGCGCGCTCATCAACCACGACACGAGCCTGGTGCTTGGTCGGACGAAGCCCGGCACGCTCTCGCTCAAGCAGGACGAGCGCGGCCTCTGGGGCAGCGTCCGGATCAACCGCGACGACGTGGACGCGATGAACTTGTACGCCAGAGTCCAGCGCGGAGACGTCGACCAGTGCTCGTTTGGCTTTGCCATCAAATCCGAGACGTTTCGCGACCTCGGAAACGGCAAGTACCGCTGGGAGATCGAAGAGGTCGACCCGCTGTATGAGGTCAGCGTCTGCACCTTTCCGGCTTACGAGCAGACCTCGGTCAGCGCCCGAAAGCGGGATTTTGAGGAAATCGAAAAGCGCCGCCTGGAAACATGGCGCGCAGAAATGAACAAGAAGTTAGGAGGAAACCCGTAAATGGCAGCACTTAGAGTTTTAGTCCTGAACAGCGAGATCACCGCGCTTCGTGCGCAGCTGACGCCGCTGGAGCAGACGAGAGACGGCTTTGCCGCGAGAGAAGAGCAGCTTCGCCAGGCACTCGGCGAGATAACTGAGACGAGCACCGACGAAGAGCGCAGCGCCGTATCCGCGGCTGTGGACGCTTTTGAAAACGATCGCAGCGCAAACGCCGCCGAGATTGCCCGTATCCAGGGCGAGATCGACACCCGCAGTGCGGAAATTGCCCGGCTGGAAGCCGAGCAGACCCCGCCTCCGGCAAGCAATCCCGCGGTGTCCAACTCTGACACCAGAAACAACGATCACCACGAAAGGAGCTTTGTACCCATGAACAACACCACCGAGCGCCGCTGGTTCGGCCTCACCTACGCCGAGCGCGACGCGCTCATGCAGTCCGAACAGGTCCGCACCTTCCTCCAGACCATCCGCGAAGCGCGCGCCCAGCAGCGCAGCGTCTCCGGCGGCGAGCTGGGTATTCCGGACGGCTTCCTGCCGATCCTGCGCGACCTCACGTATCAGGAATCGAAGTTCCTGCGCTACTGCTTCACGACGAGTTTCCGCGGCACGACCCGCCAGAACGTCGCAGGCGTCGCCCCCGAGGCCATCTGGACGGAAATGACCGACGCGCTCAACGAACTCGATATCAACTTCTTGCAGCTCACCATGGACGGCTACATGGTCGGCGGCTATATGGCCGTTCCTAACGCCGTTTTGATGGACGACAGCGACCTTCAGCTCGCGACGAGCATCCTTCAGGCGCTTGCATCGTCCATTGCCAAGGCAATCGACAAGTCCATCTGGTTCGGCACGGGCGAAAAAATGCCGGTCGGCATTATCACGCGCCTGGCTGCAACGACGAAGCCTGCATGGTGGGGCGCGCAGCAGGGCGAATTCACCGACCTGCATACCAGCCATATTCTCAAGCTTGATCTTGCCGCAAAGACCAGCACAGAGTTCTTCCAGACGCTTGTTGCGGCACTGGCTGTTGCTAAGCCCGACTACTCCAACGGCACGGTCATCTGGACGATGAACCGCAAGACCCATGTGGACATCAAGTCCCGCGCACTGGCTTACAATTCCGCTGCGGCGATGGTCCCTGGCGTTGGCGACATTATGCCGGTCGTCGGCGGGCAGATTGTCGAGTGGGAGGTTATGCCGGACAACGAGATCGCGGGCGGCTTTATGAGCCTGTACCGTTCGGTCGAGCGCGAGGGCACGGTCATCGATTCCAACACCAACGTGCGCTGGCTCCAGAATCAGACCTGCTTCAAGGGCCTCCAGCGCCGCGACGGCAAGCCCGCCATCGGCGAGGCGTTTGTCCTTGTAAACTATGGCAACGTCGAGCCCACCAAGACAACGACCTTCGGCAAGGACCGCGCGAATACGGCCATCGGCACTCTGATTGTTACCACCGCTGCGGGCGCTGCCAACGGCAAGAGCGTTGTGACCGTCGCCGGCAACGGCTCCGGCAAGCTCAAGTACCAGACCGCCGGTCAGGCGATCGCAGTCGCAAACGGCGAGACGCTTGATAAGCTCTGGACAGACCTGCCCGCGAATAAGACCGTCGACGGCACGACCGGCCAGACCATTACCGTGGTTGAGGTCGATGGCAATGGCCGCGCGGTTGCCGTCGGCTCCGGCAGCGTGACCGCGAAGGCGGGCTAAGGAAAGGAGGCGGCCTATGTCACTGGACGCCCAGCTGGCCTACATGATGGTGGATCTCGGTATCCTGCGCGCAACCGAGCAGCAGGAGACGTATCTGCGGGGTATCCTGACGCAGGCCGCTGATTTTATCACGACGCGCGGCATTGCGCTCCAGCCGGACTGCGACGCGGACGACATGCTGACGGCGATGGTCGGTGGCTGGATGTACAAGGCGCGCGCGAACGCCGAGGAAAAGCAGCTGCCGACGTATCTGCGACGGATGCTCAACAGCAAGCTTGCGCAGCAGAAGATGGGAGGCGGCACGGGATGATCTACGACAAGGTGTGCACGGTCTGCGACCTGCTCCCGGCCTCGTCTCCCCTCCAGCGCCGCCTGCGTATCGCCTCGAGCCACTTTTACTGTGAGCGGGAGGTCTACGCTGACCGATTTTATGCCGGGAAGCAAGCCGGTGTGCAGCTTACCCGGATGGTCAGCATCCCCCGCGTCTTCGGCGGCGAGGATATCAAAGCCGAGCAGTTCGTGGTGCTCGAGGACGACCACATTTACCGCATCGACCAGGCGCAACGGGGCTATGACTCCGACGGCCTGCCGATCACGACGCTTTCGCTCGCAGAACCGGAGGGCAAGTATGAAATACTCCAAGATTGAGGCGGCTCTCGAGACTGTGCTTCCCGGCGCTGTGTACAAAGTCCAGGCTCCGGAGCACGCGCCGGACGGCTCGCCGCTCACGCGCTACCTCGTCTGGACGCCGACCGGCGTGCGCAGTGTGAACGCAGACGGGATACCCTTTGCAACGGTCGGCCTGTGTGTTGTCACCGTGGCCACGCAGACCGAGGGCGACACGCTGACCGCGGAGGTGCTGCAAGCGCTGGCGGCGGCGCACATCGCCATCGGCCAAAGCGAGCAGTCTTTTGACGAGGAGACCATGACGTATTATTCCGACATCCCCTGCGAGGTGATCTGATGGCGCAGCTCGATACAAAAATCGCACTGGACGGCATCCAGGAAGCTATCCGGCAGCTGAACCAAGCCGACCTTTTTACCGACGACAACCTCCAGGCGATTTTGTCGGTCGGCGTGGATGAGATGTACAAAAGCGTCCACTCCGCCTTTATCAAGGCCGGGCACCAGAATACCAAGCCCCGCCGGACCGGCGAGACCTTGCGGCACTTTACAAAGGCGCGCAAGGTCTCCCGCGACAAAAAGGGCGTGCCGTACATGTACGTCACGATCTCCGGCAAGGACTCGCGGCAGCAGAAATACGCCGTCAAGGGCTTTGTCCTCAACTACGGCCGCCGCACGGGCGGCAAAATCAAGGCCGACTACTATTGGTCGAACGCGGTCAAATCCACGTGGGACCGCGCGAACAAGGCCATGACCGACAAGGCAGCAGAAATTATCAACAGCAATCGATGAAAGGAGGCAATCATGCCTGCATTTGATTTGAGATACCTGCAAGTAGCAGAATACAAAGAAAAACCCGACGGCTCGACCGAATACGGCGACCCCGTCTCCATGGGCGACGCGATGACCGTCGCGCTGTCCATGCGCTTCGCGGAAGGGCGCGTATACGCCGAGTCCGTCCTCGCCGAGTACCTGAAAAAGGCGACCGGCGGCACGGCGACCGCGGGCGCGAAGTACATCCCGATCGCGGCGCAGAAGCTTATGTACGGCGCGTACGAAAAGCAGCGCACCGTATCGAGCTCTCCCATCAAGAGTCTGACCTTCGGCAAAAAGTCGACCGGCAAGTATGTCGGATGGAGCTTCTACCTGCCGGACATGATCGACGGCGTCGAGAAATTCACGGCGGTCTTCGCCCGGAAGGTGCTCTTTGGCCCGCCCGACATCAACGGCCAGACGCTGGGGGAAAACATTACCTTTAACACCCCGACCACGACCGGCGAATTCCTCGCAGACAAGCTGGGCGAGCTGCTGGAAGTTGCCATCGTCGACACGGAAACCTTGGCCAAGGCGTGGTGCGACGAGGTCTTTAAGACGGCAGCCACAGACGTGGCGGGAGGCTAAGCATGGAAGATATCAAGCCGCGCGAAGTCGCGTGGCGCTTTGACGGGCGCGATTGGGTACTCCGCTGCAACAACAATGTCCTTGCCGAGGTGCAGATCGTCAACGGCGGCAATTTCGGCCCCGTCCTGTCCCGCAAACGGACGCTCAAGTCGGTCTTGCAGCTGCTGGCCGCAATGCTCAACGACTACGCCGATGAGCAGAAATGGGTGGACGAAAAGGGCTTTGCCATCACATACACCGAGAAGCAGCTCGGGAGACGGCTATCCTACGACACGGTCGATCGGCTTGCACCGGACATCATGCGTATGACGATCCTGGCCGTTAACGAAACAGACGACGAAAAAAAAGCGGAGACCATGGAAGCGGAGGCGGCGGTATCAACTTCGCATGGTACCTGAATATCTGGGTAAATGTGCTGAAAAACGACGAGACCGTCTTTTGGCGCAGGATGACACCGGCGCGGTGCATGGCTATCTACAGAGAGTATTTCTCCATGGCCACGCCGAGCCGGTGTGCGCGTAATGCGCCGGAGCAGCCTGCGCGCTTGTCGCTGGCACAGTACCTGATGGGAGGTGGCGGCTGATGGCAACGCCCGGCATTAACACAAAAGTCAAAATGGACGGTGAGAAGGAATATCGCGCCGCCCTTGCCCAAATCAACGCAGGACTTAAAAATTTAGGCGCGGAGATGCGCGCCACAGAGCAAGATTTTGCAGACAACGCAGACAGCGTCGAGGCCTTGACGGCCAAGGGCGACGTCCTCGCCCGGCAGATGCAGACGCAGCAGGAGAAGGTCGACACGCTGCGAGAAGTCCTCCAGCGCGCGGGCGAAACCTACGGCGAGGCCGACAAGCGCACCATCGACTGGTCGACAAGCCTCATTGACGCGGAGACCAAACTCAAGCAGATGCAGGAGGCGCTGGAAGAGAACAACGCCGAGCTCGACAAGGCGGGCGCGAGCGGCTCGAAATTCCAGCAGGCGATGGACAAGATCAAGGATTCCGTCGCGAAGGCCAAGGAGGAGGGCACGGGCGCAAAGGGCGTTTTTGCCAACCTCAAGGAGTCTTTTTCAGACAGCAAGGGCGAGGCCGTCGGCCTTGGCGACGCGATCGGCGGCGCGGCGGATAAGTTGGGTATCAATCTGCCAGAGGGCGCGACGAAGGCGCTGAACTCCCTCAACGGAATCAACGCCGGGACAGCTGCGGCAGTCGGTGGTTTTGCTGCCCTGGTTGCGGCAGTCGTCAAGGTCGAAAAGCAGCTGATGAGCATCACCAAGGAGTCTGCCGAGTACGCGAAGGAAGTCAAGACGCTTGCCAGCGTGACCGGCCAGAGCGTGGAGGAAGTACAGGAATGGCAGTATGCCTCCGACATGCTCGGCGTGAGCTATGACCGCGTGAAGGACTCTCTCAAGGAAATCACAAACAAGATGCAGGAGGCGCAGAACGGCTCGGAGGACACGGCAAAGGCGTTTGAAACGCTTGGCGTCAAGCTAGAAGACACTGACGGGAACCTCCGCAGCGCCGACGCAGTTTTTTATGACGTCATTGACTCGCTCGGGAATATGAGCAATCAGGCGCAGCGGGACGCGCTGGCGATGGATCTGATGTCGGAATCCGCGCAGGAACTAAACCCTCTGATTGAGGTGGGCAGCGAAGGACTCAAAAAGTACACCGACGAAGCGCATGAGATGGGCTACGTGCTGGATAACGAGGCGATCGCCGCCCTTACAGCGACCGACACCGCGCAGCAGAAGCTCCTCAAGACACAGGAAGCCGTCACGAAGCAGATCTCCGCCGAGTACGCGCCGTATATGACCGAGGCGCTGGGCGACACGGCAGATTTTATCCAAAAAATCGGCAAGGCTTTTGTGGAGTCTGGCGTTGTGGACAAATTCGGCAGCATCCTGAGCTCTGCCACGCAGATCTTGGAGCCGCTGGGCGACCTGACCGTCGCGGTGCTTCCGGCGCTGGACGCGGCATTGAAGCCGGTCGCGACAACGATGGCTCTGATCGCGGACACGACAAATCTGCTTGTCGGCCTGCTGACGCTCAACGGTGACAAGATCAAGACTGCGCTGGGCCTTAACATGTCTAGCGGCCAGCTGAGTAATATGCAGCAGCTGCAATACAAAGGCGCACTGTCCAGCGGCTCGAGCTACGTTTCCGGCGTGGGCTACACCGGTACGGGCGGCTACATGGGAGCCGACGGCAAGTGGCACCAGAACGCAGCCGGCACGGACAATTTTATCGGCGGCGTGACGTGGGTCGGCGAAAACGGGCCGGAGCCTGTCTGGCTGCCGCAAGGCTCGCGCATCGGCACCAATCAGGAAGGGCGCAGCCTTTCCGGCGGCGATACCTACAACTTTATCGTGCAGGCGAACGAAATCCGCGAGATCGACGACTTCATCCGCCGCATGAAAAACCAGAGACGAGTGGCCAGAATGGGGGTGTCGTGATTGAGCCTTACGGCTACTGTAAAAATCAAAGATTTCGCTTTTTTGGACGAATCTGCAAGAGGCGTGAACGACCACACATCAAACCCGGTTACTATCACGGGCGGGGACTATCTGCTGTTGTCTTTCCAGGAGCTCCCACAAAATATGCGCTTTAAGCGTATAACCGACTCGACAGCGCATGCATACCTGAGTAAAGTGACAGACGCGGACAAGGCGTACACGGATAGTCTCGTCCGACCATTCGACGCCGAATCCATCACATACAACACTAAGCCTAATAATATTTCTGCTTCGACTTACAACAAGACAAGCATTTCGCGCGGTTGGAACGAAATTAGCACCTATGTCACTAAATACGGCATATGGTACGGGATTGCTTTTTTCCTTCCAAGCTATTCCGATGGTTCCGTAGCTGTAACAACAAGTGGCACTAACGCCCCATACTTGACAATTACCGTCGACGACAGCGACACGATTGGGCTGGAATTATCCAATTTGTCTCCCGCCTCTGGCGCAGTAATAAAAACACAAGACAACCTATTTGCGTGGAGTGCACGCGCTGCTAATTATAGCTGCGCGCCTGAGGTCGAGCAAGCCTCTGCCGTCTTCCGTTGGCGCTCCGGCACGAGCGGTACAATCCACACGATCAATGTCTCCGGCAACACGCAGAGCGTCACGGTGCCTGCCAACACCTTCGCTGGCACGACGAGCATCCAGTGGCAGGTAGCCGTCACGGCAAACAGCGGCGTGGTCACAACGTCCAACTGGGTGACAATTTCGACCGCCGACGCAACGCCGACCGCCGCGCCTCTGAGCCCGGTCGACACGGTGATTGACGGCTCAAAGGACGTACTGTTCCAGTGGCAGCACTCGATCTCAACCGGAACGGCGCAGAGCAAGGCAGACCTGCAAAAGAGCACCGACGGCAGCACATGGACGACGCTTGCAACCGTCACCGGCGCTGCGCGGCAGTGGACGTGTCCTGCCGGGACGCTAACTTCCAGCATCAAATACTGGCGCGTGCGCACCTACAACGCAGACGGTGTTGCGGGCGCGTGGAGCGAGGCGGCGCAGATCGTGGTCATCGCCGCGCCAACGCCTCCGAGCATCCAGATCAAGTCTACCGGCCCGCGCCCGTCCATCAGCTGGCAGACCTCTGAGCAGGAAGCGTATCAGGTGGAGATGGACGGCAAGCCATCGGGCGGCACGCATTACGGCACGGAGAAAAGCTGGACAAGCCCAGCATATCTCGCGGACGGCAGCCACACGGTGCGCGTGCGGGTGCAGAACCAGTACGGCATGTGGTCCGACTGGGGCACAGCGGCGCTGCAGGTTACCAACACGCCGGGCGCGGCGATCACGCTGAACGTCGAGGCGTCGAGCGTCGCGGAGCTCAGCTGGCAGACCTCCGGAAGCTATGACTTTTATCTGGTTTACCGCAACGGCAAGCCGATTGCGAAGCTGACGCAGACACAGTACACCGACGAGCTGTCCTCCGGTAGCGTAAGCTATCAGGTGCGCGGCTGCTACGCAGATTCGAGCAATTACGGTTTGTCTAGTGCGGTCACGGTCGATGTTCGCGCGGAGGTGCATCAGGTGTCAGACTTGGACACCGGCCAGACCTTGAGACTCCCATACTCGGACAGCCAGCACCGGCAGACGACGCGCACGCTCTCCCGGCAGGTCGAGCTTTTGCAGCTCTCCGGCGCGTATTATCCCGTCGCGGTCGAGGTCGACTCCGGCACGGACTCGCTCAGCATCACGGCGGCGCTGCTCGATGAGAGCGAGATCAGGCAGCTCATGGGACTTGTGGGCAAGCTTGTCTGCGCAAAGACGCCGCAGGGCGACATGGTCATCGGCTACATCACGAGCCTGCCGAAGCAGCACGACGGCTTCCTCAATGTGTTTAATTTTACCATCGAGCAGATCGACTTTGACGACGAGGTGAGGCTATGACGCACAAGGTATCTTACCGCGTGGACGTGCTGCGGCGCGGCGCGAAGTTCTCGGAGCTGCGCTGGCTGAAGGATTCCGCGCCTGACGTGCTCGTCAATGCGTCCGGCGACATCATGGGAAGCCTCGGCGGAACATTCCTCCACAACCCCGACATCGAATATCTTTCCGACGAGCTCCAGCCTGTGCTGGAGCTTGACGGGCAAGAGTACCCCTTGGGCGTGTACCGGATCACGACGTACTCGGACACCGTCAGCGCGCAGGGGCACTTCCTCCGGCTCGACGCGTACGACCGCAGTTGGATGATCCAGACGATCAAGACGGAGGGCATTTTGCACCTGGCAGCCGGGACAAATTACATTACCGCCGTGCAGCAGCTCATGACACAGGCCGGGATCGGCCTCGTGATCGCCACACCCACGAGCGAGACCTTGCAGACCGACCGCGAGGACTGGCAGGAGGGCACGGACTATCTCACGATTTGCAATCAGCTGCTGGGCGAGATCAACTATAAACCTGTCTGGTTTGACGGCAGCGGCATCGGGCACCTGGAGCCAAAGGCAACACCAAATGCGGCAAATATCCGCTGGCGCTACTCGAGCACGGATATCCGGCTGCTGGCTCCCGTCTCGCGCGATATGTCGCAGGAGCAGGACATCTTCGACGCGCCGAATGTCTTTGTCGCCATTTGCAGCAACCCGGACTTGGAGGCTCCTTTGGTGGCCAGAGCCGAGAATAACAGCCCGTCGAGCTCCATCTCCATTTTTAAGCGCGGGCAGCGCATCACACAGGTGGTCAAGGTCGATAACATCGCCTCGCAGGAGGCGCTGCAAGCCTACGTGGATGATCTTTGCTTCCAGTCCCAGCTCGGTACCCGGACGATCACATTTTACGGCCTGCCGGAGGGCGGGCACGGCGTGGGCGATGTTTTGAGCATCGACGCGCCGGACTTCGGCGGCATCTACGAGGAGACCGGCTGGCAGCTGCGGCTCAGCCCCGGCGAGCTCATGACCCATACCGCAAAAAGGACGGTGATTGCATGAGCGGGCAGCAAAACACGGAACCGGCTGCGGCAGAGCTTGCCACCGTCGGCGCGAAATACACGGACGGCTTGAGCCTGATCTTCGACGGCCAGACCGCCGCCACAGCAAAGCATTACAAATGCAATACCAACGTTACATTCAAGGCGGGTGACCGCGTGAAAATCTGCCGCATGAGCGGCACCTACGTCGTCGAGTACGTCGTAGGCAATCCAAAGTGAGGTGATACGATGCGCGAAAAGATCAAAAATGCTTTATCGGTCGAGGTGATCGGAACAGACCTTACCAAGGCAACAAAGCTCCAGTTCTGGCTCCGGCAGGGCGCGTTGTTTTTTGAGTACGTGCCGGCGGTCGTCGACGAGACGCACCTGCTCGTCACGATCCCCCTTGCCGACGCGATGCAGCTCGACCCCGGCAAGAGCGCACGGCTCCAGCTGGCGCTTACGGACGGGGACGGCAACCCGCAGGCTGCGGATATTGTCTCGCAGCCGGTCAAGGAGCTTCTCAAGGAGGCGGGATATGATTAAAATGACGCTCTCCCAGCCGGAGATCAAGATGAAGATCGCCCCGGCGAAGGTGGTCTATCAGGGCGGCGAGGCGTATGAGGGGAACTATGAGGTCGTGCCGAAGGCATTTGAGCCGGTTGTTTTGCCGACGAAAAACAAGCTGCTGGCGGACGATGTGACCGTCACAAAAGTCCCATACTATGAGGTATCCAACGAGACCGGCACGACGGTCTACATTGCATCGGAGGTGTAAATTTTGGGCAGAAGTAAATTTATCTATGGCGGCGAGGTGCTGTTAGACCTGACCGCCGACACGGTAGAGCCGGGCAAAGTCCTGCTTGGCTTTAAATACCACGGCGCGGACGGTGAGCTGCATACCGGCACGTGTGAATTTGACCTCGACACGTCCGGCGCGACCGTCAAGGCCTCGGAAATCCTCTTCGGCAAGACGGCAGGCGCAAGAGGCTCGATGATCACGGGCGAAATGCCGAACAACGGCGCGGTGGCCGCGAAGATCACGACGGTCAAGGGCGAGTACATCGTCCCCATCGGCTACCACGACGGAAGCGGTAAGGTCGCCATCGACCCCACAGAGGCCGCAAAGATCATTGCCGGGAACATCAAGGCGGGCGTGACGATCCTCGGCGTGACGGGCACGTACAGCGGCGAGGCCATCAAGGCACAGACGAAGTCCGTCGAGCCGCTCACGACCGCGCAGACGATTTTGCCGGACCCCGGCTACGATTACATGTCGCAGGTCGATGTGGCCGCGATCTACTACAACGAAACGCCCAATGCCGCCGGCGGCGTGACCGTCACCATCGGCAAGAAGGCAGGAGCGTGAGCGTATGGCAGCACCGGAAGTATCTGGGGGTGAAACCCCGAGAAACAAGGTGGTCTACGCCGGAAAAACGCTCATCGATCTGTCTGAGGACACCGTCACCCCTGCGACGCTCAAATCTGGCGTGACAGCGCACGACGCGGCGGGCGCGAAGATCACCGGCACGTTAGATACCGCCCCGCCCAAGGAGTCGGACATCAATTTCTGGGACTACGAAGGGACGCTCCTGTATGCGTGGACACTCGCCGAGCTGGCCACAAAGACCGAGCTGCCGCCCCTTCCGAGCCATGACGGCTTGATCTGTCAGGGTTGGAACTGGACGCTCCAAGACATCAAGGACGCAGGCCGTGAGCTCGATATCGGCGCGCTGTATATTACAGACGATGGAAAGACAAGGCTCTACGTCGACGTGGACACCGAAACGTGGGACGATTTTGTCTTGAATTACTGGCAGGGCACAAAAAGCGGCACGACGGTAGACTGGGGCGACGGAACGCCCCCGGAAGCAATAAACGACTGGTCTTGGATTGAGCATCGGCATGTGTACGCAGCCAGCGGTTCATACGTGATCACTATGAACGTCAAAGAGGGTGCGGAGATGAACCTTGGAAATGGCTCAAATGATCGAATGCTGATTGCAAACGGCGAAAGAGATAGTGGCCGCTGCTCGATGCTTGCAAAGGTGGAAATCGGTGAAAGAATGCCCAGAGTTACGGAACGTGCGTTTTTTGCCGCCGTTCGGCTCAAGGGCATATCTGTCCCAGCTGGCGTGCTCTTCGAACCGAGGCTGACGTTTGAAAACGCTACAAATATACGCGCCGTGACAGTGGCTTTTAGTTCCGCAATCCAACAAACATTTTATAATTGCCCTAATCTCCGCGCGATTGCAACACCGAAAGGGACGACGCAAGCAGATGGTAATAATTATGACATCGCAAATACAGCAATCCGGCAGGTAAATTTTGATATGGTTGCTGCATACTATGCACAATCCATTGAACGAGTCCACATCAAGGCTGTCAACGGTCAAGTCGGTACTTTTATTTCCTGCGCTTCTCTGCTGGAAGTCACCATTCCGGCAGATGCTACAACCTTTGTCGCTTCCGCATTTCGGGGCTGCGGCGCGCTGCGCAGGGTGACGTGCCTTGGAGACATCGCGAGCATCCCGGCGCAGGTGTTCCTGCGATGCTATCCGCTGCGGTTTGTGGACTTTACACACTGTACGGCAGTACCCACGCTGGCCAACGTCAACGCGTTCGATGCGACGCACGCACAGCTGGAAATCAGAGTTCCCGCATCTCTTGCGGATGCGTGGAAAGCGGCGACAAACTGGAGTTCCCTGGCGGACCATATTGTGGGGGTGTGAGCATGATCGTAAGAGAGCACTACAAAACGCGCACAGACGGCGTGGAACTGTACAAAACGTACTCGGATGCGGGCTATCTCATCCAGCAGGCGGAGACGGGCGCAGAGTACGATGAGGCAATTGACATTGATGGCGCGCCGCACACCTACACGGAAACTGGCAAGCTTGTCACAGACAATTTTGATATCGAGACGGCAAGCCCGGAGCAGCTGCGTGAGCGGCTTGCCGACACCGAGACGGCGGCAAAGATCTTACTGGGGGAGGCAATGGCATGACGTACACCGAAAGAGCGAGGAAAATGCGCCCGTACATCGAACAGGCGGCAAGCGCTTTGGACGACAAGACTGTCAGCCTCGCGCCGGAGCTTCTGGGGACGCTGACCGGCGACGGCAGCCTCGTCAAAGCAGGCACGCGCATCAACTGGCACGGAAAGATTAAAAAAGCCGCCGTCGACCTCTGGGACACCGCGCAGAACACCCCGGACAGCGCACCAACACTCTGGGAGGACGTGCAGTACCGGGACGGATACAGAATCATCCCCGAAGTAATTACCTCGACACTGGCCTTCGCAAAGGGCGAGAAGGGCTGGTGGGGGGACAGTCTGTATGAGTCGCTCATGGACGGAAATGTGTTTACCCCGACGGTCGCCCCGACGGCCTGGAAGAAAGTATAGCGCCGCCTCCGGGCGAGAAAGGAGACAGATATGGACGACGGAATTCAGGCGCAGGTCGCAGCGATCGACGCGCGCTGCAAATCCAACCAGCACCGCATCGACGAGCTCGAGGCGGATAACAAGGCGCTTCACCAGCTGGCTACCTCCGTGGAGGTGCTGGCGACGAAGCAGGAGACGATCGAGTCGAACGTGAACGAGATCAAGACCGACGTGAAAGCCCTCAAGGCGCTCCCCGGCAGCCGCTGGGAGGGGCTTATCAAGGCAGCCGTGACAGCGATCGTCGCGGGGCTGGTAGGCTACGCGCTGGCTCTGGCGGGGCTGGGAGGCTAGTATGGCGGACGGGCAGAAAAAGCCGCAGCGGAAGACGAAGGGGCGCATGGCGCGGGAACTGGTCTACTACTGCATTTACGCCCTGACGCTTACGCTCGCGTGGGCAGTGGTCGTCAAGACGGTCGCGGTCATCCTCGACCGCCCGTCCGACCTCTCCGACGTGCTGATCTTCGCGGCGGCGGCGTTCGGCGGGGAGCTGCTGCTCCTGCTGTGTAAGAGAGTATTTGCAAAACCAAATGACGATGGAGGTATATAATGGATAATATCAAAAAGCGGCTGGGCAATTTGCTCAGCGTCAAAAGCCTGGTCACGCTCTCGCTGACCATCGTCTTTGCCGTCCTCGCCCTGCGGGGAGACATCACCGGCAAGGACTTCCTGACAATCTTCCTGACAGTAATTACCTTCTATTTCGGGACCCAGAGTCAGAAAGCGCAGGACGCGATTGACAACGCGGGTACGCCGCAGGAGGGTGAAAAGAAATGATGAAAGCATCCGAGCTTGTGCGCAGGCACATTGACGTTGCGAAGAATTACAAGACCGTTTACATGTGGGGCTGCTTCGGCTCCCCCGTGAGCGAAACGATCATTGACGAGAAATCCGCACAGTACCCGGACTGGTACACCGGCGGCAGAGTCACATATCTGCGCAGCCTCATCGGGAAAGTTGTCTATGGCTTCGACTGCGTAAACCTCACAAAGGGCATCCTCTGGGGCTGGGACGGCAATAAAAACGCTTACTACGGCGGTGCAAGATACGCCTCGAACAGCGTCCCGGATGTCTCCGCCGACGGCATGATCGCCAAGTGCTACGCCGTGTCCGGCATCGGCTGGGACAAGCTGATTCCCGGCGAAGGCCTCTGGATGCCCGGCCACTGGGGCATGTACATCGGTGACGGTCTTGCAGTCGAATGCACCCCGATCTGGGACAACGGCGCACAGATTACCGCCGTCCAGAACATCGGCACGAAAGCAGGCTACCACGCCCGCAATTGGCAGAAGCACGGGAAGCTCCCGTGGGTCGAGTACGACACCGTGAAGGTCGACGAGGCCGTCGAGGAAGCCAAGCGGACGATTAAGGCAAGAGCCGGATTGACCGACGGCACGATTGATTATCTCGCCGCCTACAAGTACGGCGACGATCTTCTCAAAAAGCTTGCAAAAGCGATGAAGTAAGCTGTCCCGCCGCGCCCTCCGGAAGGAGGGACGCTATTGGCAAGCGCAAGAGTCCATATCCCAGAGGATCTATCCGGTTTGCTGCAAAGCGAGTGGGAGCGCGTCATACGCGAGGCCGGATACAGCAGGCAGGACGCCGAGATCGTGCGCCGGTACATCGTGGGCAAAGCGCCCCAGATCGACGTAGCCGTCGAGCTGTGCATGGAGCGGAGCACCCTGTCGAGGCGGCTGCCCGGGATTTATACGAGGGCGCGGCAGACAGCAAAGAGGCTCAACATGATATAAAATACCCGGTGTCCAAGTTGGACACCGGGTATTTTTATCCAAGGTATACAATGTCAGCGACGGGCGCGATATCAACAAAGGCCTCACGCCCGGTTGAGCTACGGTTGACACGTGTGACTTGCGATAGTTTGCCTTGATGGACAAGGTAGTCCCCGACCTCCGCGAAATGGATTGCGTCAAAGCCCGGGACGAGCGCCTCAAAGTTTGCCATGTTGACAGTCCCTATTTTGTACTCACAAAGGCGCCCAGCGCAAAGGTTGTGCGATTGACCCGTCCCATGCAGCTCGGCTTTAATCTCCAGCAACTTCCGGCGGGAGACGACGATCACTGCGTCGCGCAGCATCCCCAGCGGGATGTTTTTTGGCCAGCGGCTCTCCAGTTTGGCTATGTACTCTTCTGCCGTCATAATACCCCTCCTATTAAAGTGTCCCAGCGCGCCCAAAGCGTGCTTTATTGCATTGCCTTATAAAATGCAAGGCTCCAAACGCCTTGCTGCTCGAGCGTTAGGCATCTTTCAAAGTTGGCCGTAAACGTGTCGATGTCGATTTTTCCGTACTGCTCGGCAATCACGCGGTCGATCTCTTCGGTGGCTTTGCCCATCGCGTGGAGCTTGCGGACCATAATGGTCGCCCACTTGATGGGAAAACGTTGCGCGTTGTCGATGTCGCTCCGACTCCGCGTATTTGTGGCCTTGCGGCAAATCGCAAAGATCGTCGCCAGCGCCTGAATTTGGTCATTCGTCATGTCTGATTCCTCCCTGCTCATGTAGTCCCCAATCCAGCCGCGCAAGAGCTCGTTTGGGTTTGTTCCGTCTTCCTGCGCGGCGGCCTTAAACGCTTCCGCGTCTTCTCGCCGCATCTTACACCCAATTACGGTGCGGTTCTCCGCGTCCCACTTGTTCCGGGCGCGTTTTTGTGCATCAGTTGGCATTGTTTTTCTCCTCCTTTTCCCGCTGCCGGTAGGCAGCTTGATTTTTTGCGAGACGCTCGCGCTTGCGGATTGCCCGGCACGCATCCGAGCATGTGTTTGATGGCGTGCTCCCCATGATGGGAGCGCCGCAAACGGCGCATAGCCTGATGCCCGTTTTGCGTTCGCGGGCTATTTCGCCGAGGTGTTCGGCGTTCGCTTTATTATACGCCCGCTTGCTGGTGGCGATATTTTCAGCAAGCGCGGGCGCGGCACACGCCTTACAATACCGCTGGCGGCTGCTATTAACGACATATGGCGCGCCGCAGCGCGCGCACAGGTCGACACTCCCGATCGGGCGAGATGCGCCGCCGCTCGCCCGATATTTGCGCGTGGCCTCGCGGCTTGCCGTCTTTCGGCAATCCGGGCACCGGCGCGCGCGGGGTCCGCCGGGAAAGACCGCGCCGCAATCCATGCAGGTGCGCTCCCGGATTACGGTTGCCGCCCGCGCTTTCGGAGAGCACTCCGGACAATAGAGTGCTTCGGTTTTTTGTGCGGCAAATGGCTTGCCGCACATCCGGCAGACGCGGGTGTGCATCAGCCCACTTCCTGCCGGGCGCAGAGGTCAGCCGCTTCGCGCGCCTCGCAGACGAGCGCGAGCGCGTCAACGCCGAGGACCCCGGACGCGGAGGCGAGAATGTCCGCGACCTCTTCGGGCGCGTCGATGGATGCGTCATCCATCGTGCCATCGACGTAGCGCCAATGGCAGCCGTCGGCAATGATGTCGACGTAGATGCGGCTGCCGAAGTCGCCGCACGATGCATCGTCGACCTCGACGGCGACGAGCTGACCGTTGATCTCGGCCATGAGGCCACCGGCAAACTGCCAGTAGCCGCCGCCATTGTTGGCGGTATCGGGGTCGTATGCGGGGTTGGTTGCCCAACCCCAAGCGGAAAGAATTTTAAACATGGTTTGTACCTCCTCGCTTTGGCTTAGGCACGAGCAAGCCGCTCGTATCTGGTGGTGTACCCCGGGACCATGATGCAGGGCTGTTCGTTGCCGCACAGGACATCCTGCAAGCGATAATTGTAACCGTCCAGCGTGACGACGATTTCGCCAGCAGCGTTTTTCGCCGGGGCGAACTTCCCGGGAATGACGACGTCAAGCGGCTCGGAGACGGTGGCGTCGGTTTCGGCCGTGGTGTAGATGCAGCGCTTTTCAGCTGCAAGCATTCCGTAATTCTCGTAAATAGTTACCTTCATTTTCGTTTCCTCCTACCCCGTGTTGGGTTTTTTGTTTATCTCTATGGTTTTATTATATACGGTTTACCCGTATATGTCAAGCATTATTTTTAAAAAAATCAAATTATTTTGCACATAAAATCACACTCGCGCCACCCCCGAAAATTTGATCTCCGGTACACTGAGGCTAGGAGCTGGCCAGCTTACTTTTTGCAAAGGAGATCAACACATGGAATATGCAAGCAAAGGCCTTGCCGGAACCGCGCTCGGATTCGGCATTGGCGGCGCTGCGCTCGGTTTGGCAAACGGAGGGCTCAATAACCTGCTCGGCGGCCTTGGCGGAAATACCCGCAAGGACACTGCCGCAGAAGCGGTCGTCCCGGCCATGACGGCGATGGTCGGTCTGCTGGCTGGCCGTCAGCAGGTGCAGCCGACGTGCAGCGAGAATATGCCCGTATCGCGCTACGAGCTGGATCGTGAGCAGAAGCTTGCCGCAAAGGACTCGGAGATTGCCCTGCTCAAGGCGAACGCCTACAACGACCAGAAGATGCTGGAGGTGTACGCGTACATCGACGGGCAGCTCAAGGACGTGCGCAAGACGCTGTGCGATCAGGCCGTCCACAACCAGCGCACCGAAGACAGCTTTGTGATGGCTCGCCAGGACATCGCGTCGGTCAAGTCCGAGCTGTACCGCGAGATTGAGATGGAGGCCGAGCGTCGCTGCTGCGGCGACAACGCCATCGTGACCTATGCCAACGCAACCTTTTATCCCAAGCAGGTCGCAGACGTCACCACCGGCACCGCTACCACGGCGCAGACGCTCTACAACCCGCTTCCCAAGTGCGGCTGCTGCAAAAACTAAGCAAAAGGGGCGGCAGTAGCCGCCCCGAGCTTTACGGAGGATAATTTATGATTACGATTGATCAGGCGATGCGCGGCGCAATTCGATACGTGGATACTGAGATTTCTCCGCATCTGCCCGCTGGGAAGGCGCTCGGCGTTGGTATCGTGCTTTCGCTGCTGGCCGACGGCGGCAAGGAACGGTTGCTTGCGCTGCGTGAAAATCCTTTAGTCAAAGCGATGGATGTGATGAGCGAGGGCGGGGAAATTGACCTCGACCGGCTCTACAACGCGGCGCGCCCGCGGTTCGACGGGCAGAAGCTACCGATCGAAATCCCGATGGTCGGCGAACTGCGCTTTGACGTCAATGATCTGGATAAGCTTTATAAATACATGCAGGAGGCTTGAGCATGGACAAACACACGTATATGCAGTGCCTGCGCGACGAAATCGCGGGGCTGATGGAGCGTCCTGTGACGCTCGGGAAGGCCGAAGAGATCACGGTATACGCCGACGCGATCTGCGCGCTCAAAAAGCTGGGCGGCGAAGAGCCTGCCCATGAGGGCACGAAGACGGCTGGCTTTACTGAGGCCGATGCCAAGCGCTGGACAGAGCACATGGAAAATGACGACGGCTCGATGGGCGCGCACTGGACGCTCGAGCAGGCCACGGCCGTTGCAAACAGCATCGGCGTGCACGTCGACCCGTGGATCTGGTTCGCGGCACTCAATATGGAGTACTCGGACAACTTCGGCGTCGCGCAGAAATATGGCCTCGACCGGCCGGAATACTACGCAGACCTCGCAAAGGCGTTCCTTTTTGACGAGGACGGCGGCGGCCCCGAGGCGAAGATCGCCGGGTACTATCACGGGATCGTAGAGCCAAGGCTCGAAAGAGATTGAACACAGTATAAACACAGCAATCTGATTTTACATTGGTATTACTTTAAATTTATATGCTTCGAATCCCTCCCACTCCGCCAAGATGAAAGCACCCGATAATTTGATTATCGGGTGCTTTTGTTTGTATATTTTCTGATTTTATTAGCCGAACACGGAACTTTATATCAAAAATGTTTTGTTTTCGGGATTGCACCAGCATGGCAAAGCCTAGCATATCCTAGCGCCAAAATACACGCCTGCGAACACAGAATGAACACAGTAAATCAGGGTCAAAAGGACTTGCCCATTTTTGCGGCTGCATCGTCGATGGTATTATCCAAAATATCCGTGTAAATGTCCATCGTGGTCGAGAGCTGGGCGTGGCCGAGCAGCTGCTGGGCAGTTTTATAATCCACGCCCGCCTCGTGCAGGGCGGTCGCGTAGCCGTGCCGGATCTCATGCGGCGTGACGGTGACGCCGGTGCGCTTCTGGTAGTCCTCG